CTAATTCGGATACACTAGTATGCCTACAGATTTCAATATTTTATCTAAGAGCTTCGGCTCTGAGAGTGGCCGTGACGCCATTCGTAGCGAGTATGATAACATCGCTCTTGAGTACCAGAAGTCCGCACTAGCGGATGCTATCCAGTACCCTTATCGCGTCACGAAAGAACAAGCGGACCAGATTGCTTCTTGCTTCCCAGCGAGATTCACGCGACCTAGTGGCGCTTTTCGCGACTGTAGCCACCCAGTCCTTGCCGTCTTAAATGACTATGCTAACGACGACGCTAGCAGGCAAGTAAAACGTCTCGCTAGAGACGGTATAATCACCATGACAATCGGTGATTCCGCTGACAAAAAGATTGGTGCAAACCATAATTGTCTTCTTGTCAACGACCTAAGGGAGGCTCACCGTATCACCTCCAACTACAAATCACCACGTGACCTCGTTTTACACGCAGCGTTCGGTGAGGATACGTGCCACTGCATAAGTGGATGTCATAAATGCGATTTTCCGGCCGCCCATGCGTTCGCCGTTCACAGCATGTATGACGTGACGATGGATGAAGTTTATGCTACCTTTGCCAGACACGGACTCGAGTCTATGACTGTGTATTTGTACTTCACCACAACAATGCTCACCACGTTTAAGGATCCGTACCCTTTCTTCGATGTTGAATACAACGAATTGAATGGAACGGTTACTTTCACGATGGCGGATGAATCGTTTTGTTACGAGCATTCGACTGAAAAGTGGAGAGCGTGGCACACGACTACACTCATTCGAGGAGGTTGTTTCAGTGTCACCATCGAGGTTGTTCGCCAATTCGGACCTCTGCGCGTTTTGAAACTTCAACGCGTATCAAACGATTTGGCTCGGTGCGAGTTAATAAGGTACATCCCTCTTAGAACTTACTTCCCTAGCATGATGCTAGTGCCTGACCTCTTCTGGCTTATGAAGAAGAGATTCACTAAGGAACAGAAGGATGTGCGCCATTACCTCGTGCCTGAGAATGTCGTAGTCGCCTTGATGGCGTACGCGAACCGTGCGTCTGAACAAGGCTATCTTTACCATGAGTTAGCCGCTTACGCATCCGGGCTTCGCAGGCGAATCGTCATCGGAACGACGAATTACCAGGACCCGTGGTATTGCGGACCAGAAGAATATAATAGGGTTCTCTTTTCTCTATTCATTCTAGGAGCGATCCAGAGAACTGATCGCACTCAAGGGATTAAAACGACATTCCAATATCTCAAAGAACGAGCTAACTCAGGGTTCTTTGGCGATTTGATATATGAAGCTAACCTTAAATTTAACCAGCTGACTGACTGGGTTTTCGGTAAAGACTTCACACCTGAGTTGGAGACTATGGGGAAGAGACTGTGGGAATTCAAGGCCATCGCTTTGAAAGACATCAAGTGCTCAAAAACGCACTACACTAGTTTCTTCAACCGACCTCCTATGGGCGTGGTTGATCATAGAGGTTACGAGTTGGAAGAGGAGGTTCCCGTTGTTGCGGATGACGAATCTTCTCAGGGTGATGAGCTATATGCTCCCCGACAATTCGCACCTGATTCGTGGGAAGAACCTCTCGTTGAAGACGAGACCCCCGATGACAAGTCGTTGTCTATGCAGAGTTTATCCGGTATGAAGCGGTGGGGCACCCGGAATAGTCTGCTGGAAGACGATGACGATAGCCATGCCTCCGTCGAGCTGAAAGACGATAAAACCAGCAAATGGGACTCAGGATCGTTGCGCAGTTCAATCGCCGATTCTGATGTCGCTAGTCTCATGTCTCGTGATTCACGTTCGAGTGGCATCGGCTCACTCGGCGCGTCGACATTTACAGGAATTACGCCTGATTTTGACGACGATTCACTTGATAAGGGTCCAATGCCAACCGACGAGGCGGACCCTGAGATCAAAGCGGATGTGGTTAAAGACGATAAAGTCAAACCCTCGAAGGTGCGCGCCATTCCAAAGCTTGTTGTTGCTTTAAAACACTTTTTACGTGTGAACAAGAAAGCTTGCGATATGCGCAATTTGCCACCTATTTCTGAGGAGACCACTTCATCCCAATATGACTGCGGATCATTGCAGTTCGGTGATTTCGACGACATCAGTATTCGTACCAAACAATCTATTGAGTTTGGTGGTAATGAAGGTCGCGTTTTGTTGCAGGATGCTAAGGCTGGCGTGAAGGACAACGCCAGTCTCAGAGTTCCACAGGTTAAAAATGAAGTTGCATGCCCACCAAAGGTTGAAAAACCTGTTGGGCCAGTGATAACACCAAAAACTGAAAAACCTAAGAAAAAATCCAAGCAACGGAAAATCAGCGAACCAATTGACATCCCTTCCAAGGATCGGCGTGTACCACGTCGCTTCCTTCATGGACATTGTGCCATGCAGTCCTTCTACGAGGCTGCGAATTTTGCGGAAAGATATTCCGTGCATGACTTCTTACTAATCAGCGAAGCTTTGCTGTTAGATGAGGGGACAATTCCTGAAGCTGCTGTGTATAATTATATATATAATGGTGCCTGGAACGATTCTGATTGTAGCGGAGTTATAATACATTGTTTAGCTGTCGGTACCAACCTAGGGGTTGACATTTATGTTCATTCCCGAAAGGATGGTAGGGACTTATGCGAGACGCTACATATCAACGATCAGATCCAACCCACAGTGTTTATACAACACCGTAATAACCATTATTCAGCCTGCAAAAGGAAGATTGCACCACGTGGAGGCGCGATTGCTAAATTTGACGGTATGCTTGACCAGTTTTCCTGGATGGGAGTCAATGTTTTAGACGTATCAGCAGCCCCTGGCTATCTCACCCAAAAGTTGCTTGCTAGAGGCGCGACTGTCACCAGCGGCGTCTACGTAGACAAAAGCGGAGCTGCCGCTAAATTCACACAGAAAGAGGGTACCAGGGCTATTGAATATTCCCACCCTGTGCAACTTTTCGAGAAAGTTAAGAAGACAAAATTTTCTGTAATATTTAACGACGCCGCACGCGAGATTAATTCCGAGGACTTAATTGATAGCATCAATGATCAGTTCATTGGCCTGTTGAAAGTAGGTGGTATGCTTATAACCAAAACTTTCGGTAACCCGCACCACACGTGGGATTTGGCTTACGATTTTAGGTCTTGTGAATTGCTTTATGAGAACCCTGAATGCTCAGAGAGGTATTTTGCTTTATTAGGGTATAAACAGAATAGGCACGGGTTGAGTAAGGACGATTTCTTCTTTAGTCTTTATGACAGAGAAGGATGGAACCGTCCCGAAACAGTGCATGTTCTCCCATACGGTGATAATAGGTCTTTTGTGACACATTACTTTATGGACCCTTTAGTCAAGGAATTCGCTCCTAAGGATGTGTTCAACGTTGACGGTACTTTTGAAGTTACGTGCGTTACCGGCTTCGCTAGCGCCAGTAAAACTACAGGCGCTTTGAAAGCTTACCCGCGCGCCGTCATGATTGCACCGTCGAAAGAGTTGTCAACGCGCCATCAAAACTTAGGCGTGTCTTCCTTTACTCCTCATGTGTTTTTCAGGCATAAGCATGATCGCAGTGATACAATTATCGTCGATGAAGCGCCGCAATTCCCGTTGGAATACATTTCACTATTGAAGACTTGTTACCCTAGCCACAAGATCGTATTGATGGGGGATGTGGAGCAAACACCGATGGTCAATTACACGGGCATGACCACACAATCCTTACTTAAATTTGGGCTCAAGAACAGCCTTTGCGATGTTTACAAAATACCGGTAGACATTGCCAAATCACTTAACGCTAAACACGGCTTTCACATACGTACACATTCCACCGTTAAGGACGGTTGGGCAGTCATGAAAGGCGACATTGACCAGTTTATCGGGTCAAGCATTAAGGTAATTTGTTTTAATAAGGATTCAGCCAAAGACTTACGCGCGAAGAAAATCAACGCCAGTACTATTACAACTTATACTGGTTCGCGCGAACACACCGTTGTGTTTTACGTTGATTCTGCAAGTATTATGTCGCAGCTGACCAATCGGCCGCAATACATATATACCGCAGCCAGTCGAGCCACAAACCAGATCGTTGTGGCCGGGGATTACCAGAATATTGTTAGGTACTACAATATACATGGTTGTAAAATGATGACTTTTGAGGAGATTTCAGGGAATTACAACGCGCACCACTTGCGTTTACCCGATGACGATCTCATTAAAGTTGTAGTACCAACTGAAATCGCCGTTGATCCACCTTGTCTCGGTGCGGCGATTCAGATCATCGAGCACAACATGCAACCGGTTAACGACCCGGAAGGCACCGCGTTCGGCCATTACACGGCTAACATAGCGCCAGTCTCCGAAGGGAAGTTAACAACACCTATGGACGCAGTTATGGCTCGCGACACCGAGGCGAAAGGATTTAGGTATCCATTAAACACCAAGTTGACGAAACACCAAATATCCAACAACACTTTACAAGCTGTACAGACCTTAACGAAGAGGTATGCCAAGTCTTATAAAGTTCGACTAAACAGCAAAAACAAAAGCGTCGGTCTATCGACACTTATGCAAGGATTATGTAAGGCCATTTACGGGGATAATCTTAAAGGATTCCGCAAGGAGTCATTAGTCGAAAAGTTGCAACATGATATGGCGATTCATCCCGATACTATCAGGGAAAAATATGGTGATTATATGGAGGCGTTGCAGGCGAAACTAAAAAGTAACCCTGGTGCGGCTAAAGATCTAGAGTTCGTTTACGAATTCGAACATGAGAAGTTAGGTTTCTTTAATAAGAAGCAGACCAAATTCGATGCTAAACCTGGATTTGATTCCAGTGATAAAGTCGGACAAGGTGTTGCTGCTACATCTAAGAGATTTAACGTGCTACTCGCAGGTTATGCGCGAGCCATGTTAGACCGCATCAAGGAATTACTTGTGGTTCACGGACGCAAGATTGTGCTAGCTACACATGATAGTGAAGCAGGGTTAAATGACGCGTACATGTCTTTCATTGGAGATAAGAACGATGATAGCAAGGATAATTATTCTTGCAACGACTTCAGTGAATGGGACAGTAGTTTTCGTCAACCCTTTGCCGCCCTTACGTGCACCTTGTTGAGGTGGATGGGATGCCCTTCAGCGCTCGTCGATGACTGGGCTGTTTTCCGTGAGACGTGGACCATGATATATCAGCATGTATTTGGGTCAACTGTCCTTAACGGTCATGAGAAGCAATTCTCCGGTAACCCGTTCACCATATGCGAAAACACAATAGGGAACATGGCATTATGCTTTGTCATCTTTGAATACAAAGGCTTCAAATGGGCATTCTTTAAAGGTGACGACAGTTCTGTGAAATGTAAGAGTTGTCGCCTCACAGCTGTGGGACGCGACTTTCTCAACTTCACAGGCCACGGACTTAAGCTACACAATTCGCCTATATGCGAGTTCGCAGGTTGGTTTATGACCAAGTATGGATTCTTCCCTGACGTATACAGATACACGGCTAAATTTCTCGACAAAATATATGTAGACCAAAAACATTTTGATGAGGCGTTGAGCTCGTTGCAGGAGAGATGTTCTGCTGTTAAGAACAACACCCAGCTGAATGCCGGGGCCGCCATGTGCTCGCTGTTTTACCAAGGTGTCTTCGGGCCAGATGCCCGCACATCGATGGATGATGTCATCACTCTTTTTAATTTTCTTAAAGGAAGTAGATCCGTTAAGTTTTCGGACCTTGTGCCATGCACTTTGCCTTTACATGTTTATTAATTTATGTTCAAATATTTTATTTTCTTTATTTCTTATTATTTTATCTAACCTTCTTCTACTTTTAGCTAGTTTATTTATATATAAAGTTTAATTTTTAATTTGAATTATTATGGAGACATCAAAAGCCGCTGACACCACCGTTGCCACCGTCAAGGGCACCGAGTTGCATACTATGACACCGGAAGGTCGAGCTTACGTGGAGAAAAAGATTCATCCACCTGCTCCCACACCCTCATCTTATCAAGGCAGACCTACTACTTCATCACAGGAGATATGCCTCTTCCAAACAACTGGAGAGACTGACGTATCACCTATTTTTAAGTATAAGGAAAGCACACGATATCCTGATAAGATGTTGCTACTGAGTATGCCTGGAGGCATTGTAGGTCAATATATTTTCTATGCTACGTCTGACGACAGTTTCGCCCAACAATCGCAAATTAATTTGCCACCTGACACTAAAGTGCAGCCACCAGCCACGCTTATGGCGGGCTATGATTGGGAGACTAATTATCAGCGTGACGTAGGATCACATTTTTTGGACTATAAAAGCACCACGGTTTATGCCAATTGCACCGGTTTTAACAACCAAGGGTTGATCACCACAGCTGTATTCAAACCTGACATCGTTACATCTCTTGATGGCATGCAAGATTCCACTCTGCACCATTACGCTATGTCGCTTGACTTAAAGAGTCGAGCAAACCTTGCACGTGCGATTGGAGCTCCAGTCGCACGCAACGTTAAACACCGCACGCGCAAGAATGCCGACGATGACGAGTTTGAGGTTATTGACGAGGACATACCTGTCCATGATTTCTCTGCCGTCGCCAATTATAAGTATCAGATCTTGAATTGGGGACATCAGACAGCGACTACCAGCGATCTAGGCGGTCAAATCGTTATTAACGGTTTATTCCCGAAAGATGCCGGAGAAATTCAGGTGATGTCACGAAACACCGCGACGCGACCATTTGTCGACGGTGCATTCGTGGTTGAGAGGGATTCTCAGGAGGTGCAAACATTCGTGCCTCGCCCGATTATCCCACTCATCGCTCAACAGATACCTCAACCTTTGGTTGTGTGCCTTATGACTTGGTACAACCCTCAAACCCAAGTCACCTACCACTATCTACTTAATGCTAAATCCGTGGCTTTCGGAGCTGAACAAATACCTAACAGCACTGATATCCCATGGACAGACATGACTGCGTCTATCACTTTGGTACAAGCCATGACGGTTCCAGGCGATCAGCAGCCTGTTATCAATGGATTGCCATTCATGTCCATTAAGACCATATGTGGTTACGTTGTGCAGCCTGCCCCAAAATCCAGTTTGAGGGTTTTCATGACGGAGTCACCTATGCCAGACCGAGCAGCATTAGAAATGATTGCATGCATAAATAGACAGCGTCCAGATTCTTTACCAGCAAAGATGAATGATGCAGGTACCATTATGTCTGCGATCTTATCTCTTGCACCTTCTGTCATTGGATTCCTCACCGAAGCGTTCGGTAAGAAGAAGACCGCTGCTCCAGCCAAGGCCAAATCACCCAAGATATCCAACAAGGGTAAAACCACATTTACACCACCGAATACCGGTACGATGGTTACAACTGGCCGACAAAACACTGCAAAGCAGCCCAACAATAACAACATGAAGCGCCCGGCGCCTCGTAAAGCATGGGGTGCGCCCATGCCCATGGATAAGCTTGCAGCTATGATGGCCGGACTGATGGCCCAAAACAAACGACAACCACAAAAGAAGTCCAAACCCAAACATAAACCTAGGGATTTGATAACATTGTGATGCCTGATTGCAACAGATGACCGTACAGATGGATTCTATTTTCCTCGTTTTAGGAAACGTTAGACAGCGCAAAAGACCCGGCGTAAACAAGGGCTAGTGATTGCAACACTATTTATTTGTTTATTTTTATTTTATTTTAAGGATTTTATAATTTTTACCTATGTATTCTTCTATTTGATTTTTACTTTCTTTTATTTTTACTTTGCTAC